GTGTTAATCACAACAGTTAAGGCATGACCATGTAGTCACATTGTCTTTACTCTTGAATGAGCTAAAACTATAACCAGCAGGATGAAACCCAGCCTCCTCTTGAAGGGTTTGAGCTTCATCCTCGGTTATTTTCCCCTCATACCGAAAGTAAATATTACCGTAACTCTTGTGCTCCTTTTTAATTGATAATTTCTTCATAATTACCTCTAAAAGTTGCATCTACATCTTCAATCTTATTGTTTTTAATGATAGAATCGTTAGCTTTCATAAATTCTTTTTTCGCTTCTTTAGACCAATCAATTCCCATCATTATTACTGACTGCTTAAACTGTTTCATAGAGTAGTCCTTTCTTTCTTTTACGATAGTTAGCATAATATTCTCGTCTACCATAATCAGCAGATAGAAATTGTCTTATCCACCAACAATCTCCAGAAGCTCTATCTATTGACAGTTTTCTTACCTTATTTGAATCTAGCCCTTGATATTCTTTAGCTAGGTTTGTGCTACGTTTTTGCATATTTACCTCCAATGGTATTTAGGGTTACAAATTAAGAGTACAAATTAATGCATCTATAATTAATGATGCAAGATATACTCTTTAGGATTATGCTTGGAAAGTATTGAAAAGACTGTTAGCTTCTTTCTCACCAAATCTCTTTTCAGCTACATTACAAATAATTCCTATCATATTATGTCCAAATGTAGTTCCAGATACTCTTTCACATTCATCCCACATTTCATCAAATGTACATGTTTTTAGGTTTATTCTTCCCATTTTATTCTCCTTTTGTGCTTACTGGCGTTACCAGTCTGTTAGTTACTGAACATTTTCTTTTGATACATTCAAATAGTTTCTTTTGCTTCTTTAAATCATTCACTCTACCTGAGACAGCGTTTATTTCATATCCACTTTTCTTAACAATTTCTCTTAATGATAAACCAAATGCATTATCACCCCATTGCTTAACTATATTTAGGATACGACCTGCCTGTGTTGAAGCCTGTCCATCTTCATTTAACTCTTTGTATGCAATCCTTGATGTTGTTCTTACATTATTCATTTATACCTCCAGTTTATAAGAGAGGCTTGACCCTCGTTAGTAACAGATAAATCACAAAGTATTTGCCTATCAACTAAACGCTAGTACTCGCCTGTCAATATCCTCTCTTAATTGTTATATTCTAAAACCTTTAGGCCATAAATGTCTTGGTATTGCTTTAATGACATCTATATCTTCAGGTCTTATTCTATTATTTTTAGACATATTTTCACTCGCTGGTAACCACCTTAAGTTTAAAGGATGGTATGCAAGGTGCAACTCTTCTAAAGAAAACTCAGATTGAGGAATAATATGGTCAATATGATGAGTATCTTTTATATCTTCAAAGGTTTTACCCATTTCTTTTAAAAGCTTTATTAAATGAATAAAAATACCTTTAAAATCAATATATGAATACTTATCTCCAGTATATTCTATACCTCGAACAACATATCTTTCAAAGAACTGTCTAAGGTTTCTCCCTATTCTATGTTTAATAGCATTGATAGGTTTATCATAATATATCTTTAGACGCTTTTTTCTCTTCACTCTTACTTCAGGTCTTTGATTATATTCTTTCTGCTGCTTTAACCTTTCTTCTCTATTATTATAATAGTTTTGATTGTTTCTTATGTTTCCAGCTATTCTTTGTTCTTCTGTCAAAGGATTTCTTTCTCTATATTCAGCTGATGTTTTTGCATTTCTTTTCTTCACATACTCTAATTGATTATACTCTTCACCATATTTAATCCTATTGACATGTTGCTTTATAGGATTATAATATCTACTTTTTATATAATCAGAACAATCATCAAGAGTATATAACTTGCCATTATACATAATAGGTTCTTCTTGTAGTTGTGCTGACTTTCTTCTACAATCATTACTACATTCAGTTGCCTTAAAAGTATTATCTCCTAATGCATGTACAACCCATATTTTAGTACAAATGTGGCAATGTTTTAATATCATTCGTTTCCACATATAACCTCTTTTCTTGCCACCATAAGAATAAACTTGAATAATTCCATTCATCATATCTCTAATTGGATAATCATAATTGTTATCTTTGTATTTCTTATTTCTAAATCTCTTCTTAATTGAGCTGATTGGTGACTTAGATGCTAATTTTATTACATCATTTATAGTCATTACGAACTCCTTTTTCTAATTTCCACCAGCTATACCACAATACTATTATCCCCACGATACATAGTAAGTTCACTACTTTAAAACTTGGTCCTATTAATACATAGTTTAGAAAATCTATCATAACATGCCTCCATTAGTTAACCCTGCATTACACAGGAAATACATTTTAATATCCTCCTAAGATATAATCATCAATATATTTACATCACTGGTTAAGATAACTCTCTAATACTTTTATATTATTTATTAGCTCTAAGGCTCTTTGTTAGTATTATTCTCGTATTTCTCTATCCTTTAAGGTGTGATAACATCTAAGCTTTACGCCTATTTAGATAACATTGTTATTGATTAAATCTTATTGTTATTAGTACTCTATGGGAGCTTGAGTTGCTACCTCTAGACCGTTCTATTATCAGTGCTACTGAAATAGCTAGCCGCTCTCATAAATCTTATTGTATGTTTAGTATAAGTTGGTATTATATTACTCGTATATGCACATGTGTAATTACTATGACTTTATACAATACCCATTTACATTAGTATTTGTACCATTTAAGCCTGTATTATTTACTTATACATACCTAATACTACCTAAAAAGAAAAAGGGGAAATTAATCCCCTTAATCAATACTACTTACTGTCATTAAAACTACCATCAGTGAAATAAGTTCTCTGACATACATCTTCAAACTTCCAACCTGCACTTTCTCCTAACTTATGAGATGCATCAGTCTCAGTACGCTTCTCATTACCATTAGCATCAGTCCATATTATTACTTCCATTGTAGTAACAGGTACAGGTTTGCTGGCTAATTCTCCATCTTTAAACTTCACAGCTTTGTAAACATTTAGCATGTTAGCTACACCTTTATAATCACCACTAGTAATCATAGTCATAGCTCTGTTCTGAATAACTTTACCAACAGGTGTTGATACATCAATCTCAGTTATCTGCTTGCCTAAGTCTTCATAGCTGTCTCTTTCATAGCCTCTAAAGTTAGTTCTTACACTCATGTTAACTCCTTTTCTTATTAATTATAATTTAAACCACAAAAATAAATCAAAATAAATCAAATCAAAAATAACGTAAAAACGATAGTGAAAATCCTACGATAGTAGGGTACTATATTATATAAGAGTGTATATCAAAATGCTACAATTTTTGAAAGTTGGTCTTACAGTAGATTCAAAATATCTTTACTTTTGCTACAAGTTAATGTATATTTACAAAGCAGTAGTTAGTATTTTTAACTATCATCCACAAAGTACCCGTGAGAATCGTTCTGCTGAGTGGGTCAGAAGTTGGGTTGGCAATCCAGGTCTGAAATAAAGACTAAATATAGGGTTAAGCATTCCCCCAATAACTGCTAGAAATTGCTTTACTATAAGCTTTAAGTATGGGAGATAATAACTGGCTTTAAGTGAAATGTAGAGTTAAAGTTAAAAAAGTGCCTCTGGCTCTCAGGGGCTAACTGCATACAAAAGGAGGTTATAATGTCTAAGGAGTTTATTATTAAATTAAGATATAACCCCGATGAAGATAGAGTAGAAATCTCAGGAGGAGATGACACATTTGAGCCTGCATACTTTGAGGTTGAAGGAAAGCAAGTAGAAATCCCAAAAGATATGTTACCATTTATAGATGGAGATATATTAGGCTTGGCGTAAGTAATCAAACCCCTTGCAGGGT